CCGCTTGCGCATCATGGCCGCGCCAGCCAGTAGAATACTACATTTAACGGGCCGGACGCGGTTAGCCGTTGAAGCTAAAATACACGCAAGCGATATTTATTGCAACCCCTAAGAGTTTGCTTGCATCCATTGGTTCTCAATTTTGGTTCTCCAGGGAGCGTCAGTTCTCCATCGAGGATCAGAAATAGCAGCATCTAAATCTTCTTTTGTCATTTCTGGTTTATTGACTACCGGAGTTATTGGGATGTTTTCATTTGTCAAAGATTGGTGGTATTTTACAAACGCATTAATTGCATCTGCATTATTTAACGAACCAGCCAATGACTCACGCTCTGAGTTAGTTAAAGGAACTTTCATCAAGTTTCTTTCTACCATTTGAATTTTTTCTTGCGCGTTTTTACCGAGTTTTTCCATTTCAACGCGCTGATCATACTCCATGCTTTCCTGCTCTTGTTTAGATAGAGCAAGTACACGCGAAGCCAAATCCTCGAAAGCGTCCTGGCTAATTCCATTTTCTTTAGCCCATTCCTGATATACTGAAACAGTTGGGTCTTCCGCATCCAGACCTTGATCCGAAAGGCCAGATACATCGTACTTATCTGGCGCTTTATGTTTGCCAGATTTAAATTTCTTTTCAAGTTCTGCATAACTTTTTGCAAGTTTTTCAACATCTGGCCCATCCTCATCCCAAAATTTTTCTGGATAATAATCAGGTCTTTCTAAAGGAGCATCAGCTTCCTGAGAAACTTGAACATCTTCTTCCGGTTGTTCGTGAACCGCAATCGGCGCTTCTGCGCTTGGTGCTTCTGGTTGTGTAACATTAATCATTGGGGCATCAGCCTCAACTTCTTGTGCAGCCATTTCTTCAGCCATTGTTTGACCTTTCTATTCTTTTATCAATCATACGCACAATTTCAGCCATACCTGTCCGAGCATAACCAAAACTTGCATCTTCTCCTGGGAACCAAGTCGGTTGTTCAATTGTAATACTTTTTAAATGGTTTAATACCTTTTGACCTTCAGCGCTTTTAAACACTTTGCCATAGATCATATCAATATCATCAGCCCTTGGTGCTTTAATCTCTGCTTGAATTAAACCTTCCCATCCATCGGGTGTACTCATTGCATTGCCTCCATTGTTGCCCCACCATCATCAGCAGTTTGTGGCCCTTGTTCAGCCATCATTGCTTGCTGCATTTGTTCAAGCATTGCTTGTTGCTCTTCTGGCGTAGTAAGCAACTCCTGATTTATATTCATTTTTTCAGCAATATACTGGGCTATTCTTGGAATAGACAAAGCTGATTGTCCCTGTGGACCAAGAGAGTTTGCGATCTGCATAAACTGAACGACATCGTTTACCTCTTGAAGCTTCTGAGACTGCGCGAGAGGGGCAACAGGCGTAACCTTAACCTCAACACCATTTACCTTGAGAGGTAAGTCAATATAGCCTTGCTGGTCCATTATGTACAAAATTCGAGAAACAAGCGGAACCATCGTTTCATTAATCAATCTACCAAAGGCAGACCCCAAGTTACTTGCTAGTTCTCTTGATCTTTCAGCAATCTCAGTAGCAGACCGAGCAGACATATTATCCGGCGGCAGCGTATCGTCCATTAAGATCTTCTTAATACTAATGCGCAAATCATTCATAACAATCTGACTTACATTGAAATCACCAGTGCGAGGCAATGGAGCCAAAGACGCGCCTTGCGGTCCACCGTTACGCGCAACACCGATAATAGCACCAGGCTGGATCTTAATGTTCTGCGGGTTTAATATGCCATCATCAGCAGCAGTATATACACCAGCAATAGCTAATGAAGCATTTTTAAGAACTAGCTCAACAGTTTTGTTAAGTGTCTTAATATCGCTAATCGCTGTTACCAAAGGTCCACGCCCGTAGACTTCACCGGCAACCTTCATGTAACGAGCAACAATAAACGGAGATGAGTCCATAGTCCGGTAGACAAGTTCCTGGCGCTTACCAGGCCAAATCACATGATAACAAAATTGCTTTTCGTCATAATCATAAATTACAGCGTCAACCAAATCTATTTCTTTTGACGGAGAATTTGATATCGCTTCCTCTAACTCAGTTGTCATTTTGATATCTGGGAACTCTTGCGGTATCGCTTCAGCCTTCATTCTTAGCTTGCGATATACGTTGTCGATGTTACCAAATGTACCTTCCTCAATAGCAACTAAGTATTGGGGAATAGGTGTAAACCTGATTGGAGTAGCTTCATCACCAGCCGTTACCATCATAACGGCAGTGCCTACACAAAGATCTAACAGAAATTCACCCATTGCCAGGTCAAAGTTAGTCTGACGCATAATTTCAAACATACGTTTTGTGTAAGCATCGAGCGCAGCCTGGGCCTGTGGACGCTGTTCATCTGGAATACCAGTACCAGCTTCTAAACGACACCACTCCTTTTGTGGAGGAAACAAGCCAGCTTGTATTCTGTTGGCAAATCTTTGGGTTGCGTGGATAGCCGTAGAGTCAAAAACCCTAACCATCTTGCCTTTACCAGCAACACCACCCTCATAATAGCCAGAATAAAGATTGCGCTGCGGTAAAGCAAACTCATAGCAATCTTCGTAAATTGACCGCCATTCATCCTTACGCGCTTGAGCCTTGGCTTCACGTTCAATAATCTCATTTACATTTAGCCTAGACATCTTGCTATCCTTTTTTGTGACGATTGGCAAAGTTTCGAGCAGCCTCAACAGATCCAAAACCCCAGGCACTTAACGCTAAAGCTTTTCTTGTAGGCTTGCCCTTTTCATCTTTCATTGGGCCTTTCATGCCAGCAAATCGTGCAGCAAAGCTGATACGCCTGGGATTAGTGCCGGTTTTTAACTTACGGCCCATTCCAAGTTTTTTCCGACCAGCTTCATTTAAGCCACCCGCTGCACTTTGAAACTTTTTTGCTACCATTTACTTGGCTTTTGGTTTTGCTTTGGGCTTTGGCTTTTCAACCCAAGCTTCATTTTCTGGAGTGCTGGGATCGTCACCTACAAACGAACCGTCCTCATTACGAGCGCGTACCTTCTCAACGGCAACAGCCACTTTAACTTTATTATGAACGCGCGGGTCAGATTTAATTTGTGTCATGAGTAATCACCACCTAGTTTTGTTTTAAGTTTCTCTTGCTGTGGGCCTTCCCGTCTAGCGGGAGAAAATAAAAGCCTTAATCCACCCCTGCGCATTCTACTGCGCCGTGATTGAACACCCTGCATCTCAGTAATTTCTTCGCTTTCAGCCCTTTTAGAAGCCCTTTGACGCGCAGCATCGGCGTCAATTTCAGCTTGAGTAGGCGCTCTTGATCCACCACCAAACAATCCAGACATATTAAAACCTCACCATCATGTAATAGTCAGCCCCCTCTGGGCCGAACTTTGTCATAACACTTTCTACACTAAAACCTAGTGATTTGGCAAACCTTAAAGCAACATCGTTTTCTACTTTAACACAGATTTGTAGTCTTTTTATTTCATAATCACGGATTGCGGTATCGGTTAACGCCCTGGCACCACGCACAAGTGATATTGCATACTTGTGAATGTCTTTGCTGGGAACCATCCACATTTCTGCCAGGCCATTCCATATATACCTTATACCGAAAACAGCAATAACCTTACCTTTGCAGATTGCGGTCCAGCTAGATCCGACAACGGCATTATCCCAAATGTAATGAACATAATTAGGAATATGTTTCATGTATTCCTTAGTATCTTCGTTATACTGTATTCTGGTCAGGTGATCATAGGTTAATGCAACAATATGCTCCCCATTGCTCATTCTAAACTCTGGGATCTGAATTAAACCCATTAGAAAATTTCAAAGTCTGTTGTTGCTGAGTAACTTGAGCTACCGACAAAGCTGGTTCCATACGATCCACGCCGCAACTTACGCTGCTCACCGCCACCAAGCATTAGATATCCAAACGCATCGCCACAGTGAGAATGCTCATTCTTTACCGGCGCGTCTTTAAACCTATCTTGACCAGCGCCCATCGAAACGCGCTTGAAGAAATACCCACCACTTAAAGATTTGCGCAAGCGCAAACATTTTTTATTTACTATCAGCCCAGGCTTGCCACTCACCAGCCGGTTCATAGGCGAAGCAGCAGCTTCACGGCGAACATTGAAAGCATTACTATCTGTTGGCTGCGCTCTAAACCCGATAGACTTCAAATGATCAAATGCGGTAACTTCATAAATCTCATCGCGCTTGTTACCCGCTGGATCACCCCAGATCATTACCTCTGCCTTGTCAAAACTTGCAGCTATCTTAGCCAGTAGCTCCTGACCAAACCGTTCGAGCCCCATATCAAACGTAACGAGCTCATCTAAGACCTTCCAGGCACCACCGGCAGTTCTTTGCCCAAAGATGGCGGCTGGTGTTAATCCAAAGTCTACACCTATCTGAAGCGGGTACTGAGGATCATACTGAACTTCCGCTGACATTAACTCATCATCGTACTCAGGCCACACCGGACGCCCTTCTTGCACAAAAGTATATTTGCCTTCTGCATAACATCTAATCCAATCAGCATTCTTACCGCCAAGAAGCTGCTCATAATATCCATCAGGAAGATGAACCTTATTTTCCGCTGACGGGTTTACCATCCACCACTTGCCACCAGAAAAAACAAAGCCGTTTGCTTCTGGGTTTTCGGGTATATCTTTAGCTGATACCTCTAAAACGCCACCAGGTTGCCGGTGAAACTTCCAAGGAAACCGACCACCGATAGGGTTCTTCTCTGCAAGCTCATGCCACCAGTGATCCGCATCAGGCGGGTTCGTATCCATGATAATGCCGTACCAGGACGCCCCTCCGTCTGATTTAGTAGGGTAACGGCCTACACGGTGGGTCAAACCATCGATAACAGCCTTTGGTAACTCTCTGGCTTCATTTACCCAGGCACCAGTGAGTTCCAATGAAAGCAGTTTACGCACATCTTGCGGCGTAGACAGAGCCATAAAGATAACTTCGCAGTCAATACCAGGTGCATTATCGCGGCTGGGCAGCTTCAAATGGTGTGTTATAGGCGGTTGCCACCGCATCGGACCCCAAGT